GTCCGTTCCTGTGTCCTAGCTCCTTCTTGAGAAAGACCTTGAATGATTCGGCGAACTCTTCGGTGATGTCCGAAAAGGCGATGTCCTTCATCCCGCGGGATTCGATGAACTGCCTGAGGTTAAGCTGCGTGGTCTTCGACTGGCGGTAGGTGGAAGTGGAGTTGATCTCCTTGGAGCAGACCCTGAGCAGTTCGCGTTCCACCTCTCCGACCTGCAGGAGGTATTCCGGCACGGAATTGGTACCGGATACGGTGGTCTTGAGCAGCTCGGCCGTGACCACTCCTTGGTTCCTCAGCAGATTCCCGTACGCCTCTTCCAGCCGGTTGCGGAAGGCGGCAAGGCGGTTGGTCTCCCTGGTCGTCCTGATTTCCCCCTTCGTACTGTCCCAATCCTCGGGCTTGCAATAGATGCCTGTCGTGACAGCCGATTTCTTTCCGTCGATGCTGATCCGGCAGAGGACGGCGGTCGTGCCGTCCGATCTGACCTTGTTGCGGTTGATGTAGAATAAAAGCTTGAATGTACTGCGCATGATAATGATTGTTTGGGGATTAAAGAATAAGTTTCAAATCGCGGGTTGCCTCGACGAACCTGTCCATATCCTCGAACAGTCGCTTCGGAGTTACACGGGCATATATCTGGGTGGTCTTTATGTTGGAGTATCCCAGCATTTTGCTGATGGTCTCGATCGGCACTCCCTCCTCGAGCGTGACCAATGAGGCGAAAGTATATACTGAAAAGGTAATCATTAGCAATAAGACGTAAAGCGCAGATAATCATGTGTGTTTGTCGTTTGTAGTCGTTAGCTGTCCACCCTTGAAAGAGAAAAAAAGAGCGTATTCAGGTAGTAGTTCCGTTGCTTATCCGTTACCCTTTTTAGAGGTCGGCAACAGGCAGAAAAAAAAGGAATTAGGACGGACTTCTGCAAATCAGCTCGTTTCTTTCTTTTCGCTGTCCTTATTAGACCTTTGAACGGTCTGTTTGTCAGTGGCTTGCATCATTTCAAATAACTCTGTTGAATGTAATTTTATCAACTTAAAAAAACAGAGATATGAAAACAGAATTGAAAGTGCATTTCTATTTAAGAAAGACCGATGAAAAGAAAAACGGCGAGTGCCCCGTTATAGGAAAAATCACCATCGGAAAAGATGTTGTACAGTTCAGTGCAAAAGTTACCGCCAAAGCATCTCTTTGGGATATTGTTTCAGGCAGGGTAACAGGCAAGAGCAAACACGCTACCGAAGTAAACGCCATGCTGGATAAAATGGGGGTGGCGATAAATACCAGTTACCGTAAGTTGCAGGAAGAAAAGAACACTATCACTGCAAGCGAGGTAAAGAACGCTTTTCAGGGCATCGCATCCCAGCAGGAAACACTAATCAGATACTTTGCACGCCACAATGAAGAATTTAAGAAACGTGTAGGTGTGAACCGTGAGTTATCCACACAGGTACAGTATGAAAACTCCCTGAACCATCTTAAACGGTTTATGTCCCTAAAATGCAAGCTATCGGATATTCCATTTACACAGCTTGATTTCTCTTTTATCGAAAAATACGATTTTTATCTACGTGTGGAACTGAAATTAAAGCCCAACACGATATTAGGTATCATGCGCCATTTGCGTAAAATGATAAAACTTACCATTGGTGAGGGAATTATAACCCGTGACCCGTTTGATGGCTATTCACCTGAAAGACCGAAGCCCGAACAAAAATATCTGACACGTGACGAACTGAATAAAATAATGGTCACACCATTAGACCATCCTTGCAGATATTTAACACGTGACATGTTTCTATTTTCCGTCTTTACAGGTTTGGCATACAGGGATATTTGCAACCTGACTGCAAAGAACATCGTCAGGGCTTCCGATGGCGTGCTATGGATAGAAACCACCCGGCAGAAAACCGGAACGCCCTGTGAAATTCCCTTAATGGAAATTCCCCTACAAATCCTTGACAAGTACAAAGGTTTAGCCCCTGACGAAAAACTGTTACCGATGCTTAGCTGTGGGAAACTAAATAAAAATTTGAAGGTGATAGCCAAACTGTGTAACATTGATAGACGCTTAATTTTCCATGCCGGGAGACATACCTACGCATCGGAAATTTGCCTGTCGCAAGGCGTACCGATAGAAACAGTAAGCCGCATGTTAGGACATAGGGATTTGCGTTCCACGCAGATATACGCAAAAATCAGTAATAATAAAATATCAGAGGACACCGACAAACTGGAAGAACGGATAAAGGATAAATTCCGGTTGGTTGGCACAGAACAATAAACATATCATTCTAAATTACTATCAATATGGAAAAGAATACAAAAGCCAAAAGAAGCACCTTTACTGTCTTGTTTTATCTCAATACGTCCAAACGCAAAAAAGACGGCACTTGTCCGATTGTCGGACGCATAACGGTAGATGCGAACTCCGTACAGTTCAGCACAAAAATAAATCTTTCATCCTCTGATTGGGACGCAAAGAAAGGACGGGCGAAAAAAGAAAGAAAAGAACTCATGGAGATAAACCGGACACTTGACCGTTTGGAGAAGCAGGTAAAAGCCCATTATTCCCGGATAGTGGAAACCGAAGGGTATGTAACAGCCGAAAGGGTGAAAAACGCCTTAAACGGTATCGGGGAAAAAGCAAGTAACCTGTTACAACTGTTTCAGGAACATAACGCAGAGTATGAAAAATGCGTAGGTGTAAACCGTGTTTATGGTAGTTACTATTGCTATCTATTGACATTTAAGCACCTCTCTAACTTTATCCGTATGAAATACAATTCGGAAGATGTACCGTTAGTCAGCCTTACACATAAGTTTATAAACGATTTCGATTTCTATTTGAGGGTAGAAAAACGGATGCAGGCAAGCACCGTTTTGGGACACATGATTTCACTAAAGAAGATAGTCACATGTGCCATCAATCAGGGAACACTAAGACGTAACCCGTTTATGAATTATGTGGCGGAACAGCCTTTGAAAAAATACAGGTACTTGACGGAAGAAGAATTTCAAAAGTTACTCACCACTCCGATAGCGACTAAAAGATATTACCGTACAAGGGACTGGTTTATTTTTTCGTCTTTTACGGGTTTGTCGTATGCGGATATGTGCTCCTTGTCGGTTGATAACCTGATAACGGAACAGGACGGCAGCACATGGATAAAGATACCACGCCAAAAGACGGGGACGATATGTAATATTAAACTGTTAAGCATCCCCCTGATGATTATAGAGAAGTACAAGGATGAAAGGAAAACAGATAAGGTCTTCAATATGATAAGCCTTTCCAATATCTGCATTAACCTAAAAGAAATAGCCAAATTATGCGGTATAGAACGGAATTTAACCTATCATTGTGGAAGACATAGCGTATTTTCTTTCTCGCTAAAATTCAAGCACTTGCAAAATATTTCAGCTTAATAGGTAACGATTTAGAAACCAGCAAAATTCTGTATTTCACCTCGTTTTGCAGTAATTCAAAAGAACGCTTTATCTATTGGCAAAGGTAACAAAATTTATTTGATTAACAGTTTGTATTTGTGAGTTATTTCTCTGCCAAATTATAAAAAATATATAGAATCAATTACCACCAGTAGTTTTCATAGGTTTCATTAATCACTATAATTTTGACAAAGTACAGAAACGATAATTTAATCGTATACTCAAAAAGGCAGTTCATCATCTATTATTGTTGGCGGCTCTTGCCGATTACGCACCGCTTTCATAAGATGAGAAATTAGCGAATCAGATTCTTTCCCATGATACTTGCGCATATAATCTTCTATTAAAACCTTTTGAGCAGCAGAAGAAAAATTACGGCGATGGGTATCATCCACTTCCGAATGACATTTGATACACAGGCATTCAAGATTACCTTCTCGATTATCTGTTTTTACACCGTTCTTATGGTGTGTTTGCATATAAAAATGGTCGAAACCGTCCTCAACATGGGTTCCACAGCGTTCACAAGTAAAACTCTTTTTGGTGCGATAGTTGAGAGATATTTCTTCCCAATTTTTAACATAACCAAAAATATCTACATCGTACTCAGCAGGTTCTTCTACATCCCCTGCTTCTTTTAGAATTTCTACAAAATCGGTGGAATCATTCACTCGTATTGCTTCTTCATCCATCAACAAACGCTTGCAGTAACCACATAGTTCCATTCCCTCAACTTCCACTTCTTTATGAGCATTTCGAGAATACACTTTTATTGGTTCTGCATTGGCAAAACGGTAAGCTTCCCGTCCAAAGTTTTCGATAGCTGTGCATTTACAAACGTGAAACTTAGGTTGGCTGACATGTCCCTGCCATTCAAAATAGAAACGAGCCTTATACATAAAACCACGGCGTTTAACTCCTTCATCATCAATATAAAAAATTCCACCATCTTCAAAGAGAATGCGCTCACCGATGTCTTCAGGCAGTACATCAACTGTACCGACTGAACGCCAAGCACCAGCAGTTCCAATCTGTATTCCCATATCAGTAAGGCTTTTCTTAAAATTAGGAAAGTCACAAATCGGGTCAGTATTGAAGAACCAATCTTCCTCTGCGTCTATGTCAAAATCGAAGCTCATTTGGTATTCTCTTTTACAAAATTCTCAAGAATTTCATCACCGGAAGTAACTATTCGAAACTCCACACGTCGTGAAGAAGTACGGTCTATAGGTTTACCAGAACGAATAATAAAATCTCCATCTGCATCAAGAGCTTTTCCATAAGAAAGCCCATTGGCAGTAAACCAATATTCAAGTAATTGTTTCTGTTTATCCGAATACATTTCAAACTGTGACATAGAGCGAAAGTATTTAACCACCGCCAATGCTCTATCTTGGGAAAGCATGGCATTGGCTATATAGGGGTCTGGATGTCGACTTGGCATCGGTACATCATCTGTATGTCCCTCAATACGAATTTCTTGGATATTAGAACGTAAACTGTCATTTAACAAAATATTGAAATAGCGGGGTAAAAACTCTTCTAGAATTTCCTTGAAACGAGGTGTCAATTCTGATGACCCTGTAGCAAAAAGAACTGTCGGTTCTTTAAATTTCATAGTAAGGTCCTTGCCTATTGTCATTTGCCATTTGAGAGTGTCACCTTCAAACTCTTTAACAAGTTTATTGTGCAACTCATTCTTGGTTTCCACATAATCAGTAAGGACGGATTGATTCTTTTGTACACGGCTAATGTAGGCGATTGCAACAAAAAGAAAAATCACCATCAATCCTGTCATAAGGTCTGAAACTGACAACCATACATTCGTTTTAGCCATATCTATCTGCGTTTACCTATTTGTTCTACCATCTTAGTAATACAGTTATCAAGTTCGGCAAGAGTAGCACTTAGGCGACCATAGAATTGACGGTCAAGCGAAGTAAGCTGCGAATTGAGTGTTTGTGACCCCTTTGTTATGATACCAACTCCTTCTTCCATTTTATCTTTTGTGCCTTGCCAAAATTGTTCCCCATAATCACGTATTTTGTTAAGTTCTTCAAGTTTCGCAATGAGAAGTTGTACTCCATCCACGAAATTACGTTGTTTGCGTACCCATTCGTTAAGTTTTTGAGTAGATTCGTTAAACGATTCCATATTAGATTTGGAAAGATTGGCAGTTTCATGCAGTTCCTTGGTGACTTCAATGAACCTCTTGTCCTCAATAATAACTTGGTTAAGCGCATCAACAAGCTGATGTAATTTACCACCTTCACTAACAAGAATAGACGTATCATCCTTTACGCGGGTAAGTGAAGAAGAAGTAGCCTCGAAATTATCAGACATATCTTTGTACTGACGAGTAAGCGAGGTTATCATTTCTTTATTCTCCTGTTGCCAAAGATTGAGTTTCTCCACTGATTTATTAAGCTGGTCAAAATTTTCTTGAATGAGTTTGTTAATAAGCGCGTTCATTTGTTTTTGAAATTCTTCGGTCACTTTTTTCATTACATCGACAAGAGCTTCGGTATTACTCTTCTTGAGGAGTTCGGTGAATTCATTGAATTTCCTTTCTAATAACTCATTTGTTTTGGTCATATTATCTTCTATCTCAATGACCTCGCCGTGTATTATTTCCTTTAGTTTTCCAACCTTTTCATTAATTTCGTCTTCTGTACCACTTATACCAGAGATTACATCAAGGATTTCTCCAAGATGATGCGTATACTCGCTAACTTCTTGTGTATATTTCAATACAGAATTAATAGACACAGTTTGTTCATTCGTGGCTTCTTCAAGGTTCCCAAATGAAACAAGCATAGAAGAGTTTACTTCCTTTATATCAGCAAGAGTGTTCTCTTGGCTACGTTGTAAAACAACCAACGAGTCAATGGCGGAGGTCATAGTTTTTTGTGTTTCCGACATCTTAGACATTACCTCACCAACTGTTCGGTAAAAAGCCTTGCGGTCAGCCTCTTGTTCTGTCAGTTGTTTCTGAATAGAGTGTATCGTCTCTGTATTGGCATCGCTCATCGCTTTTACCGCTTTGGTTATTTCACCAGCGGCTTGATTTATGTCGGAAACACCTCCGTCTTTTTCATCTTGTTTCCTACTAATAAAAGCAGATAGAATCATAGAACCAACCATACCTGCCAAAGATGTAAAGAAGGCTGTTTTCAAGCCATCAAGTAAATCAGGGATAGAGCGATCAAGGTCTGTGGTGTCGAAAGCCATCAAACCTTTGGTTATTCCCCAAAATGTACCCAATACACCAAGGGTGGAAACCAAAGAGGGAAAAAATTCCACCATCCGGCGATTAGCCACTAATTTCTCACTATTTCTATATCTAAATACAATAATGGAACAGAAAATAAAAACAATAAAAATGCTACATAAGCAAACCCATGTATCAATTGAAATGGACAAGTTCATAACGAAATCTTATTTGAGTTGAAAATTCAATGCTTTACAATTAAATATATAAGTAATGCCTGATTACATCATACATACTCATAGGTTCACCGAAAGTCGCATATAAGGTCTTATGTGACATTACATTTAACTTGTCTAAGTCTGGTGCGTTAAGTTCGTTTCTTTTCAATATGTCGAATAATCTCATTATTACAGATATTTTATTATTTCCTTATTCATCTCTTGCCAAGAGACGGTTACTAAGAATTATTTTGTTGAAACAGAGTGGTTTGTGAATTTTTAAAGTGGAATTTCGGTAAACATACAGTATTTTTTGCAAAACAAAAACTTGGCAATAGGTTAGATTTTCAGCGTTTTATGAGCTAAGAATCATTATTTTGCGTAACTTTGCATTATAATATCCGTCTCTTGGCAAGCGTTGGACTGATTCGCAAAACATTCACGGTTTTACAGCAAATCCAATATCTTCTTATTAGCTCTGTCCACCACAGAAGTATCCAGCGAAGCAAGATAAATCTGCGTGGTGTTCTCTGAATCATGCCCCATACCTTCGCTGATGACAGAGATAGGTACATTGCGGCTTTTGGCAATACTTGCCCATGAGTGCCGCCCGACATACATTGTCAAGGGTATCGACAAGTCCAACTGTTTTCCGATTTTCTTCAACAGATGGTTCACCCTATGCAGTTCGTTGGTGTATTGCTTCCGATAATCCTTGTTCCTTTTTGTGATGATAGGTAAAAGATATTCCGTTTCATTTATCGGGTATTTGTCAACAATCTCCTGCATACATCTTTCCCATTTGATGAAAAGTTGCTGCCCCGTCTTTCGTCTGCGGTAGGAAAGGATACCGTTCTGCAAATCCTTCTTTCTCAGATAAGCCATATCTATGAAAGACATTCCCCTTGTGTAGAAACAGAACAGGAACATGTCACGGGCAAAGTCAAGATTGGGCTTCAACGACAAGTCCAGCCCTTTGATGCGTTTAAGATCGTTAAGTGATATGGCTCGCTTCAAGGTTTTTTCCATTCCTGTATAAACAGATTTGAATGGATGCCGCTGTCCTGTCAGCCCGTCTTCCACCGCACGGTTATAGACCGCTTTCAGAACGCGCATATAGAACGATATTGTATTGGGTGAGTTGCCTCTGCCTTTCAGATAAGCCTCATATTCCGCAATCAAGTCAGCGCTAATCTGGTTAAACAAGACCTCCTTGTCATTCATAAAACCGTTGAAACTTCGGAATGCCGCCGTATAGGTTTCCGATGTGCGTATCTTACCCAAGCGTTTCAGCCTTGCTATCTGCTGACAGATGTAGGCATTGAACGATTGCTCCTGTCTGTTATCCTGAAAACGCATGCCTATATCATCCGCCACAAATGTGCCGGATTGGGATAAGGCTTGTATAATCTTGTTCAACCTATCTTTGTCCCATCTGATACGTGAACTTATCGAAAGCAAATGATTGTTCCGCTCTTGTTCATTTGGAACACGGTGCAGGATGACCGCTTCGGAATGGCAGTCCCATTCCGAAGCGAAAAGTTTATAGTCGGTATATATCTGCCTGACCACACGGTTGTGAATCACCTGATAGTAGAGTGTGCCCTCCTTGCCGCCTATGGTGGATGGGCGAAACTTGACCTTGACCGATGCCATATCAGTCCGATTTGGATTGGTAACACTTCTCTAACGCCCTTGAAAGTTCCACAATCTCCCGGCTCAGTTTCACAAGGTCGATGGTACACTTCTCCAGCTTGTAGAGCAACGCCATCGCCTTCTTCTCCGAGAAGTGGATGCGCAGTTCCTTGACAACCTGATTGTAGTTCGTGCCGATGGCACGGAACTGGGCATGGAAATCCGACAGCTTGGTGTAGTAGTCCACCAGCGTCTTGTCCACCTTCAACACCTTGAACTTCTGCCCGAAGAAGTGCGCCTTGAGAAAGACGGCTTTCGCGTACACGTTCGATTCCTCGTACATTGTCAGGAACCTGTTCCATTCCACATCATCGAAGCGCACCATCACGCAGTGCGTCTTCGGGTTCAACTTGGGATTTCTCCCGTACTTGCTCTTCTTTTTCATGCTTCTTATTTTTTCAATTTTATGGCTTGTCCATTGTTTAATCTTTGATTAATGAACCCCGAAATTATCCGACTGCGGAGGATAATTCTGCCCACGGCGGTGAAGGTGTTTTCAGTTACTTAGAATTATTCGGGTAACTGAAAATATATCTTGCTATGTCTTTGAAGACATAACAATCCTCCGCTTGTCGGATTGTTTTCCGAGTGTAATCACTCATCTTGGGTATCGGTTAAGCCGATGAAGTGTATTCACCAGCCCAACCGACTTTCCGTCATCCCGTCAGAGCTTGCGCCACTGCTCGATGTCATTCCGGTAGGTGTCGAGGTGCAGACGGACGAGGTTCTCGATCAGCCCCGATGCGCTCATGCCCTTTCCTCCGAGGAAGCGGACAACCTTGTCCAGCTCGTCACGCACCGTCTCGCTGACGAACACGGGCTTGCGGTTGACAATCTTGGGGACTTGGAGATAGGTGGCGCGGTACTCTTTCAGCGACAGTCTGCGTTGCTTGCTGCTGACACGCTTCTGCGGCATAGTAGCTTCCTCGACCGCCATACCTGACGGTTCATCCGTCACAGCGGTCTCTGTTTCTTCCGTGACAGTTTTGCCGGGCTGTTCCGGCTCATCCGGTTCCAGACCGATACGCCTGTAGATGTCATTCATCGACTTGGGAGTATAGGCTTCCCTGCGTCCCATCTTTTCCACGATTTCACGAGCCTGCTGCTCTGTAATGCTTGGTTCTCTCTTCATTGTAAAAAAACAAATTAATTAAGTTATTAACTGTGGTCTTGGCAAGCACCTCGACCGATTATCGGGAGCAAAGTAAGATGCTTCAGTGCAGTCTGTCAAGTACTTGGGTTCTCTTAGACAATTTTGTATGGTTTTGCTTTATGGCGGTTGATAAAGCGATGCGGACTTCACCGATTTGCCGGATGTATATGCCCGAAAGGGCAAAGGCTCAATTGTAGGCGAATTTGAATTAAGCCCTTATTTTGGCTGTGGCATCCTTATTAAATATAGGAATTAAGGGCTAAGGATTGGGCAATTGGTGGGTTATGCCTGTGCCAACCTCTACCACCCTGTGCCACTTGCTGCCAGACCTGATTGAATCCATTGCCGGATGCTGGATTATGTATTTCTTTGCGGTAGAAGGAATGATAGCCGCCAATGGGAAGTCGGCATCCCGGACAATGACTACCGCATCAGCGCAACACGCTTCCACTTTCGGAAAACCTATTGTCAGGTAACGGATTATACATTCCTTTGTGGCATAAGAAACAATAACAACTAAAAGAAAGACTATATGGAAATCGTATCAATCGAGAGAAAGACCTTTGAGGAACTGGTCGCCAAGTTCGACCGCTTCGTCAGCCGTATGGATGCCATCTGCCATCGGCACGGCGAAAAGAGAATGAGTGAGTGGATGGATAATCAGGACGTATGTCGGATGCTCAATATCAGCCCACGAACCTTGCAGACCTTGCGTGACAATGGGACGCTGTCATACAGCCAAATCAACCACAAGACGTACTACCATCCCGAAGATGTGCAACGTATCGTCTCCATTGTGGAGGACAGGCGAAAGGAAGCGAAATTCAAAGGCAGGACAATCTGATAACCGAATAGAGTAATAACAATAATTCCACTAAATCCAGAGTAACATGAACGAACTGATTAACAAAGACAACGAGTGGATAATCCACTTCATGGGCAGCCTTGACCGTCTGCTTGACAACGTAGAGCATCTGACCGCCAACTACCGCCCGACACTGAACGGGGAGCGTTTCTTCACGGACAAGGAGGTGTCGGCACGGTTGAAAGTGAGCCGCCGGACACTTCAGGATTACCGCAACGAAGGGCGGATAGCCTACATTCAGTTGGGCGGCAAAATCCTCTACCGAGAGTCCGACATCGAAAGGATGCTGACTGACAGCTACCGTACCGCCTACCGACAGACGGCTATCTGATTTTCTTGAAAGAGCGCAGTTTGCCGTCTGCCCTATGTTTGCGACAGCAATGGTACAATAAAAAAGGAACGGCTTACGGATGAAGCATCAATGTTTAGCTTCGTCTGTAAGCCGTTCCTTCTCTTTCTTCTGATTTCCCGTCAGTCGCTTGTTTCCGTTGCCGGATGCCCAAAATGCGTGTGGTTGGCAGGGGCAAGGTTTTCGGGCTGAATACGCTCAACCCCGTTGAGGAAGATTCTGCCCGAAACGGCTATGCCGCCCGACCTTGCCAATGCTGTCAGAGCCACACGCTACCTTTGCATCCGTGCATCGGGAACAGGTGGCTGACGGGATGAACCTCAACTATACCATAGGTTGCCATTCTTACCATAGGAAACAAACAATGTAACCGGGATTCCTTTCTTGGTGGTGCAGATTTCATTTATTACGAACCGCCTGAACAAAAGGGTCTCTTTGCTACATATTCTGAAAGCGATGGCTATAATCATTTCAAAATTATACACATCATAACTGATGCCGTCAGTTTGCTTGATATACTTCATCGTATCAGTTTCGTTCAACTCTTTGTTCTTGTAAATTGCCTGTATCATCTTGCGGATATTGCAAGAGAACACCCCGAACAGGTCGGCTATCTCGAACTGGGTCATCCACACTGGGGCTGTCGGTACGGTGACCGCTCCCATTTTACTGATTGTTATTATTTCTCTGCTCATAATCCCTTTATTTTATGATGATTATATACTGTTTTCTTTCTTTTCGCCAGCCGATATTTTCTTTCTTCGCTCCATCAGTTTGTCCATGTCTTTGGAGATTTTATTATCGGTTATCCGTGCATACCCCTGAGTAGTTCTGATGTTGGAATGTCCCATCATCTTGGCGATGCTCTCAATGGGTATATCCGCTGAAATCAGGAAAGTTCCGAAGCTGTGCCGACTTTGGTGATAGCTCAGATTTTCCTCCTTGCCTATGGCAACACCCATCTCGTGGATGTCAAACCAAAGTGAATCACGGCTTGGGAGAGGAAACACGGGCTTCTCATCATCGGTTGTGTTGTACAACGACAATATCTGTTCCGCTATGGGATGTAAGGGTATGAAAGCCTCCACCTTTGTCTTCTTGCGGTTGATGCGGATATACCGTCTGCCCTCCGCATTCGTCCCGATATGATGGGGATGAAGAAGTTTGATGTCCACATACGCCAGTCCCGTCAGGGTCGAGAAGATGAAAGCCCGTCTTGCCAGTTCCATACGCTTGTCATACATCGGGGTGGAAAGTATCTTTTTGAACTCATCGCGGCTGATGTACCTGTGCCTTGCCTCCGGCTTCGGTTCATACTCCAAGTCCTCGCAGGGGTTCACACGGATAATCTCCTTATCGACTGCCAAATACAATAAACGATTAAGCCAGCACATACATTTGTTGGTTTGGGAAGAGCTGAAATTCTTGCACTTCTTCAGGAAAGCTTTATAGGACTTGCCAAAATCCTCCGTCACTTCTTCAAGAGGAATTTCCTTTTTCCCGATTGACGCTATAAAGTCCGTCAGGTATTTCTGATAATACATGGAGTGACGGTAGGAAGAAGTGGAATCTATTTCCTCGGAATGTTTCTTCAACCGCTCCCGTTCCCATTCACCCATTTGCAATAAGGTAGTCGGATGGATATTATTCAGGGAAATATGGTTCTTCAACATTTCCGCACTGACCACTCCTTGCGATTTAAGTATCTCGGTATAGGCTTCCTCAGTCAGACGCAGGTATTCCCGTAAGCGGTTGTTCTCCCTGACGGTCTTTATCTCATTCTTCCTGCCGTTCCAGTCTTCGGGGCGGCAATAGATACCTGTGCTTATGGCGGTCTGCTTGCCGTCAATGGTTATACGACAGAGTACGGCGGTCGTACCGTCAGCCCTCACCTTGCTGCGGTTAATATATGGCAATAATGAAAATGTGCTTCGCATATTGTTGTTGGATTTATAGGGTTAGTTTGAAATCTTGTGTCGCCTCTATGAACTTGTCCATATCCTCGAAGAGTTTTTTCGGACTGACACGGGCATATACTTGAGTGGTGGAAATGTCGGAATGTCCCAGCATCCGGCTGATGGTCTCAATCGGCACACCCGCTTCGAGCGTTATCAGCGAGGCGAAACTATGCCTCGCCTGATGATAGCACAAATCATCCTTGATGCCAGCCAATGCCGCCAACGCCTTCATGTGTCTTCTAAGATTAGGCCAGCGTAGTAAAGGGAACAATGTGTCCCTGTCCTCACTGTGATACTTTTCAATCAGTGCAATCGCTTCGGGAAGCAACTTCACGCTTGCCCGATGTTCGTTCTTCTTCCTGCGGTATTTCAGCCACAACGCTCCGTTATCGTCCGTGTACAAGTTCTCATCGGTAATGGATATCACATCCGCATACGAGACCCCGGTATAACACCCGAAGAGAAACATATCCCTTGCCAGTATGTGAGATTTACGATGCGGTTCAATTTCCACATCACGGATTTTCTCGAACGATTCACGGCTCAATGCCCGTGGGGTTTTATCCGACTGCTTGGGCAGGGTGAAATGCTGGAAATGGATTTTGTCTGCATAGCCTTCCTTATAAGCCAGACGGCATATTTTTTTCAGTATGGCAAGGTGATGTCGGACAGTATCTATTGCATAACCCTTATTCTCCATAGCGAAAACCTGATAGTCATGGATGAACTGTTCCGTAAGCTGCCCAAATGCTAAATCCTTGACCTTGTACTGATGCCCAATGAACTCACCAAGTGTCAGACGCATATAATGATAAGTCGAGTAAGAAGTTTTCGCACGGTCAATACCAATACGGGCTTTGAGGTCGTCACAGACAACATCAGTCATTCGCATGAGTGTCATCTGCGTTTCCATACTTCCTTGAAAATGATTCTTCACATCGGTGGCATCGAAATCCATTTTACGGCTCACAAGGTTGTCAAAGGCGTTGTTTACCGCCAACAACAGTTTCTCAATCTTGGTGTTGGTTTCCACCGCCTCCTTGCTCTTGCCATTCAGACGGCTTTCACAGGGATTCCACAGTTCGGGAGGGCATGACAGCTTGCATCCGAACTGCGCCATCGTGCGGTTGACGGTAATGCGTCCCATGATGGGAGCCTTGCCCGACTTGTCCAGTCCGCTCTTTTTGAGGTAGAGCAGCACCTTGAATTTTTCTACTTTCATACGCTTATATTTTTAAGTGCAAATTTACTTGCCATATAAGCGTCCCTTGATGCGCAAAACACTGTGTATTAACGCAAACAAAACGGTGGGGATTTCTTTTCATCGCTTTCCGTTACCTGTTCCCGTTTCGGTAACTGCCCGGCTAACGGTTTGGTAACTGAACAACCTCAATATTCCGTTGTCGTTTGCATTTTTTCAACTTCGCAAAATACCGAAATATCGCTTATTCCTAACGGTTTACGTTTAATCTATACCTGTTCGCTGTTGCTTGCTTTGCCGTGTATATTCCACGCTGGTCGGCATACATTTGGGACTACCATTACGCTCGCTAATAATGTACCCCTACAAGATGTATCAGTTATGCTTGGACATGCCTCTACACGAATGACACAACATTACGCCCGAGTAATGAATGCTAGCCTAAAAAATTCCATGCTCAATGTTAAAAAACGATTAGCACAATAAATTATCTACGACTATTATTATAAGAGTTCGAAAGGGTATACTCTTCAAACTCTTATAATAATAGTCCATATGGTGCTAACGAACTTTGAAATTACTTTTGATATCCAATAAGTCATAAAACTTATTCCCCAAAAGTGTCTAGTTTTACACTTGTATAACTTCCATGTTTTTCCGATAGGAACTTACCTTGTTCCAACATTACAAAAATAGTCATTTATTATAAGAATCTGTTTAAATTTTATTCAATAGCATCCTAATAGAGGCAAGTTTTACCATTTTCTCTGCCGAATCGAATGTTAATTCATAATTTCGACATAGTCTTCTATAGTTGTCAAACCATGAAAAAGTTCTTTCCACAACCCACCTTTTACCTCCCGATTTAAAACCTTTTACCTTATCACCACTGACGACTACTTCCAGGATATATCCAAAGACATCTTTGATCTTTTAGGCTATTTCTCCACGGTATCCAGTATCTGCCAATATTACTTTGATATTACAACAAAGTTTCCTCAGACATCTTGCCAGTAGACAAGCAACTCTGCTATCATGTACACAAGCAATCTTCACCATGACAGCAAGTAGAAAACCATTTTTATCTACAACCACATGACGTTTAACTCCTTTTACTGTCTTATTCCCGTCAATACCCTTAAGTGAACAGTTATCTCCCCCACACACTTTGGCTATTTATAATACCAAGACTTGCTTCTGCTTTTTGCCCCCCATCTTTACACGTACCTTTTCTCGTAAGTTATTCAATAATAAATCGAATCCACCTAAAGAAAGACCATTTGCGATAATAGTAATAAACCAACTCTAAGGTACAAAATCGGAGGAAAGCATACGCCACAGACAACCGGTTTTCATTATATACATAGTTTTATCTTTAGCTCTGATAGCCATCACTCTGACGAGATAGTATCTATCAATAACATATAACACTTAATGTTACATGCTTAGGGTAGCTGAATTTCATATCGCCAGATACGAGCAATTCCATCGGAGTTATCTGTTATATATTGTTGACAATATGGATAAATCAAACTCATGTTTTTACGAAATCCACGTTCCCATAAGAAATACAAAGCCATACCAAGCGCATGGGGCTTCGTTGATAGAGGTGCAAGATAAATATTTGTAATAGGCTCTCGTTTATTCTGCCTTTCAACGTACTCGCTTATAGCTTGTGCTGTAACAAATGGATCATATGCAGGTGTGTATATATTCGAGTCCATATCTTTAAAACACTCCGTACCTATAGCCCCTTCAGCCTCATGTGCTCTTAAAATATTTTCCTGAAACATACCAGGACTAATGGCTGGAAACCCAAACAACAATACTTTCTTCTTGCATCCTTTCTTTTTG